TTAAAAACCCGGATATTCAGGTTCAAAAAGATGCAATTCGCCGATGCAGATCCGGAGGTTGTGTTGCGCCGGCCAAAAAAGGGGCAAACAATTCATTTCAATCGGGTGGTCGGTAATGGAATGGAATAAATGAAATGAATGGAATGGAATAAATGAAATGAATGGAATAAATGAAATGAATGGAATGAATGGAATGGAATGGAATAAATGAAATGAATGGAATGAATGGAATAAATGAAATGAATGGAATGGACCGGAATGGACCGGAACGGACCGGAATGGAATGTATTTAGGGACATTATTTTTTTTATTAAATTATTATATAACAATCTTATTAAAATGTTGAACAAGTATCTGGTTGAGTTTCTCGGAAGTGTTTTCTTCCTTTACGTCATTATCGCCACTGGCAATGCCGTTGCTATTGGTGCGGCTTTAGCGATCGCTATTATGTTGGGCGGCCACATTTCCGGTGGTCACTTCAACTCTGCGGTTACTGTGATGATGGCTGCTGCAGGCAAGATTCCGATGTCTGATGTTGTCCCTTACATTCTTGCCCAGATTGCCGGTGGTTTGGTCGCTCTCGAAATCCACAAGAGGTTTAAGTTTTAAACAGCGAGATTTTAGGCAATACTAACTTTTATATTATAATAATTTTATGATAATATAAAATCACTATATTATAATAGTATTAATAATAATTATTAAACATTTATTGCAATGTCCCAAGTTACGCCGAATGGTGTGAATAATGCAGTAGCCGCAAATACCGAAAAAAAAACCGAAGAATCTGGTGGAATATTTGGCGGTATATTCAACTCTAAGTCGGACGAAGCTGCAGGAGCAGGAGCAACTGCCAGTGTGCCGGCTAATCAAGCCGAAGGCAGTAACGTTGGCGCGGAAAAGGAGAGTGGCGGATTATTCAGCGGATTATTGGGTTCGAATGATGAAGAAGATAAAGCCAAAACGGCTGCTGAGAATGGTGTCGCCAAAGAGGAAGAAAAGCCAGGTTTTTTTGCGAAATTGCTGAAAGGTGAAAATGCGCCGGAAGCGGTGGCAAAGACAGAGGCAGAGGAAGAGGCAGAGGTGGCGGCTGCGGCTGCGGCGACATCAGGGGCTGAGGCTGCAGAAGAAAAAAAAGCGGATGTTCCATTACTCGATAGGATGAAAGGTATATTTGCATCTCCATCCGATGAAAAGAAAGACGGTAATTTAGATAATATATCGGAAAGCGAGGACGAAGAAAGCGAGGACGAAGAAAGCGAGGACGAAGAAAGCGACGAAGGTGACGATGAAGTCGAACTATTTTTAACAAAAATTAAAACACTGCGTTCAAAATGCCGAAAAATGAAAATGAAATATCGTACTCTTAAAGGCAAATATGATGAAATGAAAACAAAGGGATCCGCAAACGGGGATAATGGCGATTTTACAAAGGTTGTCGCTTCCATTTTAGCAATGGAGGGTCTAGTTAAACAGAATAAGTTATACATAAAAGAATATGCGAAGAAAAACAATATCCAGATTGAAGGATTTGGGCTTGGTGGCGATGATGATGAACGGTCCGAAAGCGAAGGTGAAGGCGAAAAACTACCCAAAATAGAAGAAACACTGAAAGAAACGAACGAGACCAATGAACAACCACTGTCCGGTTCCAGCTCAGAGTCAGAGTCAGGTTCGGAGTCAGAGTCCGGCTCCGGCTCCGGTTCGGGCTCCGGTTCGGGCTCAGAGTCTGAAGAAGAAGGTGTAGAAGGATCAAACCCGCTTGAACCTGTTTCGGTAAATTCAAATGAATCATTGCCGGTTTCAATGGGAGAAGACGGAACGGTAAACCCCGAACCTACGGTGCCCGCCCCTGCGCCTGCAGCTGCCCCAGCCCCAGCAGCCCCAGCAGCACCTGCACCACCATCAGGACAAATATCTGGCGAGATTGCAAAAATATTAGGCGGACGTAGTCACTTTGTAAAGAAGAATCATATTAAAACACACAGACACCATAATCGAATAAACCGACACAAAACACTTAAAAATAAGGCATAATCAATCCATCCATTGCAATCGTTAAAATATTATATGTTTATGTTTACCAAACATATAATACTCGCTGTTGCCGCTGTTGCCGCTGTTGCCACCGCCGCTTATTTCGACGGTTTATAATTCATTTTATATATGAAATAAAGCAACAGAAACGAGATACTTGCATAATATACTTCGACGTGAATACCGCCATCAATCTTCGATAAATCACGTGTGGTCGATGGTTTATCACTCCCGTGATCCGGGTCTATTATGTTTAATAACTTCGACATCAATGTATCATACATAGACGGTGATTCAGTTCCTTCGGCTCCTTCGGCTCGGTATTCGTTATCATTAATCGGGCTTTTAAAAAACGACGATGTAACAGCATTATGTTTGTCGAGTACACCTTTACTAGATACTCTTTCAGGTGCAGCAGCTTTACCATTTTTATTAGGAAAGTCAAAATTGGCGTATCCTAATCCGGAAGTCATTGTTGCTTTATTATTAGCAATATTATAACTTAATGGACTACGATGTGTAGTTTGATACGCTAATCCCGACGAACCTGCTAAACTGCCGGTTTCATATAGTCCAATGGTTTCACCGGTTTCAGAAACAAGCGCCATTTCGCCGCCACCGCCGACACCGACACCGCCGCTCGTATTGCCATTCGTATTACCATTCGTGCTGGTGTTTTTATTATTATTATTATTATTATTATTATTCTTCTTTGCAGAATCAGCTGTAACTGTAGTAAATCCTTGGCACGTGCTTCCAGAGATAGGATTAGACCCATTACTAAAATAGCACGGGTTTGTAACTTCAACATCCATTAACGCTAAATGACGTTTTTCAGCCCTTTTTGTATTTGATTGATCTACTGTTTCTAATGATATTTCTGCACAATCCGGCGTAGATCCAGTAACAAATGCTTTAAATAATGGTGCTGGGTTCAGAGCGGCTAAATTGCCCATTGCGCCCGGAATTAAACCGCGAAGGTCGGTAAATGACGAACCATCCGCGCCACTTGAAATAAATGGAATTGTTCCGTCGGGAATATTATTTACATAGATCCAGCGATCCACAATTTTATTATGCGCCTTTTCGCGTTCTTTATCGCGTTTATCTTTTATTGCACTCAACTCGTTTTTTTTCTTAGTCGCCTCGTCTTCCGATATTGATTTATTTTTTAAATCCTTGTCAACTTGCTCATAATCATTATTCCATTTGTTATCCTCTTCCTGCTCTTTTTTCCAGGTTTCTATTGACATTTCGCGGCATTTTCCATTTGTTTTTAAGAAAAACTTATTTCCAAGTGGCTTGCCGGTTTTACTTGCATTACCGCCACCAGTCACAAGCACCTGTACGTAGGATAAAAGTCCGTCAACATTTGTTGCAAGGGCATCTAAAGTCCCGGCGGGAGACATTCCCATTTGACTGGGCTGTTTGATATTTTTCCAATAATCATAGGAAGGTCCTAAAAATGAACTATCTTCTTGTGACATAATAAATAATTATAAGTAATAATTATAAGTAATAATTATAAGTAATAATTATAAGTAATGTTCTATTCGTTATAATTAGGATATATTAAATTTATGAGGGCTACTTGAGTTTCGCCTTGAATTTACCATTTGGTGTAAGTGATTTCGAGAGATTTTTGATTTCATTACCGACTGCCTGTATTCCATCACCCACTTGTTTTATTTTGTCTTTTTGCGCTTTAACTTCATCGACCATTTTACCTAATGTATTTATTTTTCCTTGAAGTGCTACATATTGCCCGCAATCGGTACTACACGGTGTGGTTTTTTTAGAAGCAATTTCCTCTTTCGCACCATCAACATCAGCGCTTGAATATGACCCATCCTTTGCAGTCGTTTTACCGTCCGACGCGGAGGCTTTTGGTAACGTTTTCGTGTCAAATGTTTCAATTGCCTTTCGAAATACAGCGGCACTTGATGCACGCATATTACTATACCTGTAATCATAAATATCGTCGTGTGTATTACTATCATTATATTCGCTCATATTCGGCTCTACAAATAAATGCTTCCAAAAACTGTGTCCTGTAATATTTTTATCTGATGTAAATGAGTGTATTATAAATATAAACAATAGACCGAAAAATACCAATAATACGAAAACAATAACCATTTTATACTTTAATATGGGGTGATCCACTATTGATTCTTTTAATATTTTTATAGGCTCATCACCAGTGGTTATTGATGACATCTGATACTTATGATATTCAATTATATTATTTTATTTTTCATATTTATCCCGCCGTATGCAGTTGTTATTTATTGGAAGCATCTATTAGATCTTTTACATTTGCCTGTAATTCAACGACAATCTTTTGTTGCTTTTCGATAATTATATTATTGTTTTTCACGTCTTCTTTTAGCTTTGTAGCATCGGCAATTAGTTTAGTCAATCGTTCTTGTAATTTTGTAACCGCTTCGCAGTCTTTGGGGCATTCGCCTTCGCCTTCTTCGTCCTCGCCGTCGTCCTCACCGTCGCCGCCACCGTCGCCGCCCTTGCCCTTGCCATTGCCTTTGCCATTGCCCTTGCCTTTACTCCCCCCTTTTTTTACTTTATCCACCGGCTCTTCCTTTGTTTTATCTTCGAGTTTATCTATACTTGCCATATCAAGACCCTCTTTTCCAATCCCGTGTCGAATCATAATATTTCTTCGAACATTTAGATATACCCTTTTAATAATTTTACGAAATGAAATGTCGATTACTGCAATTAAAAACCCGATGAATACAAAGAGCAACAAATTGATCATATTTTTGCTATAAAACTCAAGAAAGTTGAACATTTTATGTATAGATTATCCGATATTACATATAAAACCTAAATTAAATTTGGGGGTTTAATCCTATATTAGGATTATAATCCTATATTAGGATTAAATAATCCTAAATAAAATATTCTATCGTAATATTAGATTCGATAATCATAATAATATATCATATGGCAACACAACCTAAAAATTTCGTTTCTTGGCCTCTTAATTTTAGATCAACAATGAAAATGGCGATCCGCTCTACGAAGCAAAGTACAACTCGAAGTGTTTATCCAGGCTACAACCGTCCCGCAACAAATGGTGCAGTTACACCTGCAAACCCCGATGTAAATGGAAACGGATCCGCCGGATGTCCTTTCCCAAACACAAAGAATACAATAAAAACAAATAGGTTTATTGCTCGCCCAATTAAACATTGGCGTAAAAGTCTTACACCGGCGAACTCGAATAAGTCCAGGCCAACCATCGGGTTTATAGATCGTCCCGGCGGTCTTGTATTTAGGGGGGCAAATTGCGGATGTGATTCACGCCCAGCTTCTAAACAAAACTATATCGTCGAGGATATTGCAAGGCCGTTTTTAAGAGAATGTATGCCAGATGTAACTGTATATAACCCTGGTTATAAGCAAATTGGTACACCTGGTTCACCAGGCGCTTATCGGATAAACACCGGCATTTATGAAACCAAGAATCTAAGTTTAAATCCCCGTAAACGGATCATTCGTTCCGGTTCTACAAATGTAAGTCGTGCATATCATACAAATAGTGCTTCCTACCTGCAAGCTAGATGCCGCACATACCAGCAAAAGCAAACCTTTTCTAAAATGACTGCGACACCGAATCAATATGTGAATGCAAATGGCATACCTGTTAATCCAAGCAATTCTGCAACAGGTTCTCAGGTGTATTATTCTACAAACTGCGGAAATGCGGAGCGAATATATGAGACGGTGCAAGACAGCCGAAATTGCCGTGAAACAGTTATTCATAAACCGAATAATAAGAAATACGGCGTTCAGGGTGCAGTTTCAGCAGGTACGCGCCTTGAGCGACTCAAATTAGAAACAATCACGAAGAATGGTGCATCATTTATGTCCGCGTACGGTCACGCTGCTGCAAATGCCGGTAGTTATCACGGAGGCAGTATGGGTGCTCCTTACTTTATTAAAAGTAAGGTTTTCAAACCTGACTGCAATTTATACAATCGCGCAGTAAAGCGGCCACATCTCAAATGCTAGGACGCTGACGCTGACGCTGACGCTGACGCTGACGCTGACGCTGACGCGGACTCCGAATATTGTATTCAATGCCGAATATAATATTCCTAATATATAAGTAGTGTTATGCCATCACATACAGCGTCGCATAATCGGCGGCGACGACAACATCATAAAAAAAGAAAAGCACATACTATATCTGCGAGGCATTTAGAACAACAAAGTCAGCGCGATAATTTCTACATATGGGCAAATTATAAATGGATTAAAGAAGTGCCAAAGACATTACCGAGAGATATGCGATATATTCGCCCCCTCGACAACTTCTCGTTGATTCAAGATGATACCTATAAAAATGTAAATTCTATGATCGACGAATATATCAAAGAACACGGCGGTCCTACAAAATGTGAGGGTAAATCGCGCGAGTTTTACAATTTGTATAGGTCATTTCTCACTCTGGACAAAGAACCCGTATTATGTCATATTGAAAATTACTGTAAGACATACGATAATATGGTGCAGGAAAATAATTTATGGAAATTCTTGGGATATATAAATCAAAATGAAATGATAAAATGGGCGTCACCGGTAGTATGGTCAGTCAGCTCAGATGATTATGTGAGCGGGAAATTATCGCCGTTATTATCGTCTCCGTCATTATCATTATACGATTATCGTTTTTATATGGAAGATAAAGTAATCAAACAACAAATGCGCGGTGTAAAATTAAATGTAAGTGCAAAGGAACATTTTTCGGGTGATATTATTAAAGACACTACCGGCGACAGTAATGGACCAGAGACAAAAACAATCGAATATATCAACTACAAGAACCAGATTACGCGTGCATTTTTGAAATTCATCGACGTAGTATTCACAAAATGTTTAGGTGCAGATTACGAAAAAAAACATAATATAAGTGCGCAGAACGTATTTGATATCGAGGCATCTTTAATGAAAGATATGAATAATATTGATGTTCGATATGACCAAAATTACGCGCATATTTATACAACATCCACGCATCCGGATATTCAACCTGATAAAGTAAAAGTGAAAAAAACTCGGCGAACTCGCGATACGAACTGCGGAGCGGAATGGTCATCAACCGCGAAAAAGGACGAAGATGAAATGCGACCGGCGCATTACGCATATAATATTCGCGGTGCATCGCGCATCTTCATCGACGACTCAACTGCGCATACAGATATTGACTGGTCAGCCCTTGCTGAATGCATTGGGTATAAAAAGGAGGATA